CAGGATGTCACCATCTTGGCAGGAGGGCATCGTTAGCGTTCCGCCAGTCGATGCGCCATAGTTGCTGGATGTGATGTATGAAACTTCAAGGGCACCACCAAACCCGCCAGCGCCCATCAGTTTGCCTGTCGTAAACATCAAGAGCCATCCCCAACGAGAGCGCCATACAAGGTGGTCGAAACCTTCCACAGCGCAATCACAGTATAGCCGGATGTCGCCAGCGTAGGTGCAGTGCCGCCATTGTTGACCCAAGTCATCGTCGGCCAAGTGATCGTGTAGGCGGTGCCATCGTTAATCATCAGCGTGACCGCCTGACCTGCCGAGAAGCCATCAGTTGGCGTTGAATTGCCAGTCAGCGTCCATGTCTGGATCGAACCGTTGTCTGGCTCCAGCGCTGGGGTCGTGCCAGAGAGTGCGTAGATATCCTCAATGGCCGTACCAGTAATTGTCGGGTTCGTTGAGGAAAGCTTTGCGTCCAACTGCGTCTGGATATTCGACGTAACGCCATCAGTGTAGTTTAGCTCTGCGGCTGTGGCTGTGAGGCCAAAGTTGCTCAGTGCGCCTGCTGCGGTAGATGACCCAGTGCCTCCGTCGGCAATGGCGAGGTCTGTAATCCCAGAAATATCGCCACCAGTAATGGAGACTGAGTCGGAGTTTTGAGTGGCAATGGAGCCTAGACCGAGTGATGTGCGGGCGGTTGAGCCACTCTCCACAAGCCAAGTTGATCCCCCGCCAACGATAAAGTTTCCCACAGTCTTGGACAGTTCGCCAAGGGTGGTTAGGTCTGCGTCATATGCTTGCACGTCTGTGCCGATAGCCAGCCCAAGGTTAGTGCGAGCAGTTTCAGCGTCAGATGCGCCAGTGCCGCCATCAGCGACAGCCAAGTCAGTAATGCCACTGATGGTGCCTCCAGTGATATTCACACTGCCCATGGCAAAGTCATCGGTGATATCCACGACTTCAGCGCCAGCGCCAGCACCGTCAGTGTAAACAACCTTCGTGTCGCCGTTTGCGATGGTGACGTTTCCGCCAGAACCCTGAGTCAGAACCACACTCTGTCCACTTGCATTGCGGACAAAGTAAAGGTGGGTCGCATCATTCGGGGAGATCGTCACAGTATTTGTTCCGGACGGAGAGCCTCCGAACACCAGCACACGATATTGACCAGCAGACAATGAGCCGTCAGATGTAGTCAGTGTGTGAGTCGTTCCAGAAAGGGAAATGGAACCCACACCGTTTGTGAGGCGATCAATGATCTGCAGGTTTACGTTGGTGGTATCGCCCCACGTCCCTGACTGCTCGCCGTTGGCAATAAGTTCAATACCACTATTCGAGTAAGTGCTTGCCATAGTGCTTTCCTACGCCGCGATCTCTGTCCATGTAGTTATAACAGACGGATCAATGTCAGTCCATGTAGTTCCCGGATTCGGAGATATGTCGCCCCACGAAGTCCCCGGCTGCGGGACTATACGGCCCCAAACCAGTACCTGACCAACAGCACTGGATGCTGAAAGACCAGAAACCGGAACATCTGCACCAACGGTTACCGTTACACCCCCAGCAGTTCCTGTAGCCTGAAGTCCAGACACAGATGCAATTGCGTCTGCGGATACCGTTACAGTCCCGACAGAAGCTGTACCCTGAACACCAGTGAGGTTGACAGTTATATCCTGCACAGCCGCTATAGAGCCAACGGCACCAACGCCCTCTGCTCCATCTGGGTAAACATTGGCTGCACCCGTGACAGATACAGAGCCTACAGAAGACGTTGCTTCTAGACCTGTCTGCGGAGCGACGGCAGAGGCGTAAACAGTTACAGAGCCAACGGACGTTGATGCTGCAAGGCCAGTCACTGAAGCTGTAGCATCAGCAGATACAGAAACTGCACCAACCGCAGATGTCGCGGTAACCCCATCTGGGTAAACAAGTACGCTACCAGTGTGATCTACTTGACCAACATAGCCTGTAGCATCAACACCAGTCAGCGTGAGGCTTGAGTCGCCATAGATAGATACACTGCTCGCTGTGGCCGTTGCGGACAGGCCGTCAGGATATACTTTCGTAACCTGTGCAGATTCGGCTGTACCAACCTCGCCTGTCGCAGATACACCAGTTACGCCAGTGTTTGAATCTGCAGAAACTGCAACAGAACCAACAGACCCAGTTGCCGCAACACCAGTAGCAGGAACGCTTGCAGCGCCAGTAATCGTCACCGACCCCACAGCGCCGGAAGACTGAACGCCAGTGGCATTAGCAGTTGCATCAGCGGAAACTGTTACAGACCCAACTTGACAGGATGCAGAAACACCACTGACAGAAACTATTGCATCACCAGAGTGATCAACTACACCAACTTGGCCAGTGCCATAAACGCCTGTCAGTGTGACAGACGAACCAGTGATCAAACTTACAGTTCCAACGTCTCCCGTCGCCTCAACACCAGTGACAAATACACGTACTACCGTTCCTGCGGTGACCTGACCAACATCACCAGTGGCCTCAAGGCCAGTGACAGATGTGGAGGCACCAGCCGAAATGGTTACTGAGCCAACGGCGCTAGTAGCGTCAAGGCCAGTGACTGGCGTATCGGATGCACCTGAAGCAGTGACAGACCCGGAAGCACCGCTACCCTGAGATCCAGTGGCCGTGACAGATGAATCACCAGTTACAGTTATAGACCCAACAGCGACAGATGCTGCAACCCCAGTGACAGACGCATTTACGGCACCAGTTACAGTTACAGACCCCACACCCCCCGCCGCCGCAACCCCAGTGACAGACGCGTTTGCGACACCAGTTACAGTTACAGACCCAACAGCGCCAGATGCTACAATACCAGTGACAGACGCGTTTGCGACACCAGTGGCCGTTACAGACCCAACATTCCCAGATGCCGCAACACCAGTCACCGGAACATCTGTTGCGCCGCTTACAGTTACAGACCCAACATTCCCAGATGCCGCAATCCCCGTTACTAGAACATCTGTTGCGCCGCTTACAGTTACAGACCCAACATTCCCAGATGCCGCAACACCAGTTAGTGGGACATCTGTTGCACCACTTACAGTTACAGACCCAACAGCGCCAGATGCTGCAACGCCAGTTACTAGAACATCTGTTGCACCACTTACAGTTACAGACCCGGAAGCACCAGAAGCTGCAACGCCAGTTACTGGGACATCTGTTGCGCCGCTTACAGTTACAGACCCGGAAGCACCAGAAGCTGCAACGCCAGTCAAAGATAGCGAAGAATCGCCAGAAACTGCAGGTGAGCCAACCGCGCCAGACCCTTGAGAACCTGTTGCAGATGCAGATGCACCAGAAGAAACTGCTACAGACCCAACAGCGCCAGATGCTGCAATACCAGTCACTGGAACATCTGTTGCACCACTTACAGCGACAGAACCAACAGCGCCGGAACCAGAAACGCCAGTTAGGTTTACGGTAACACCAGTGCCGGGGACAACCGTTACAGAGCCAACGACGCCAGAACCTGAAACGCCCGTCACCACTACTGGTAACGGGCTACTCCATGCTCCTTCTGACCACGAACCACGGCCCCAGCCAGTAATGTTAGCCATGGCCGCGCCTCCAAGTTAGAAGTTACGCGATGCGGATGATTGCGTTGCTTGCATCCGCAGTTGGGAAGACGATCTGGAAATCGCCGGAGGTCGAGGTTTTGTCGGAACCAAAGTCGAGAACCACAACAGAATTGGTGGTGCCAGTGCCAGAGCCCTCAGTGGTGTTGTAGATCAGAGCGCCACGGGCGGTGATCGTTGCCGAGGTGAACGTCAGGTCTGCGAAGTCAGTGAACGCAGTCGTGCCCGAAGTGGTCGGGTTCACGTTGGTGAGAGCGCCACCGCCAGCCGCGTACGATCCAGAGTTGCCCACTTCGTTAGTCGCGGTGTAGTCTGTAGTTGCCGCAGTGAACGAGGCAGAGTTTGTGTAAAGGGCAAGCTTGAAGGTGTCGCCACCGCTTGCGAGGAAGTTGTGACCGCCCTCAAGAAGCTCTTTCTTGAACGAGGTGCACATGAAGTTCCCAGTGAAGGCCATGTCAGAGTCTCCTTATGAGTTCAGCCAGTTCTGGATGACCAGCATCTTTGAGTGCATTATACACCGTAGTGCGGTCGCTGCGAATAGCTTGACGCATATAATATGCAACAAGCGTTTCAATGTGCTTTCCGAAAGCACGGGCTTGGTCTCTAATCGCCGGATGGGCATTGTCAGAGACCGACACAATGCGCTGTACGCACTGTTCAGCTAGTTCCTCCGGCGCAAAGCCACGGTTGTTAGTGGTGCGTACACCGACAACCGACTCATGCTGAGGGACATCTACGCTTATCTTAAACATCAGAGTTGCACCCTTGGTTCGCCATTACGGTAGCTGTCTCGCTTCAGTCGTCCTTCACCAAGAACAATAAGACGCTGCAGAGCCGCATCGTACATGGATTGGTAGCCAGCCTGAACATCTGCCTCACCCTTCAGGAAGATGTTCGCGTTGATCAAGCTGCCGTACAGAAGAACCTCGGACGAGTTATCACCAAGCCAAGAGGTTCCGCTGGTCACGATAGACGGCGGGTCGAAGTAATAGTGCAATTGAACCGAATAGGCAGCATCAGGCGTAGGCCCAAGTATGAAGTGCCCCGGTGTAGCCGTTGACTGCACATCCCCGTCGAACTCTGCGTAGTATTTCGGAAGGCCAGTCGTAGCTGTCGCAGGATATGCTTCGCGGATGAAGTTCACGTCCTTGTCCAGAAGAAAGTTGTAGTCACCACTCGCGTCAATGACAGCAATAGAAAATGGCGCAAGGAAGTCAGATGGGCGCGCTAGGAAGCGATCTAACGCCGTCATGTTCGCAGTCACGTTCTTCCGCAGTTCTGGGATCAGAACGGTGCGGTTGATGCGCTGCTCTGCATTACGCACAAACGTAGGAATCTGCGACACGAAGGTTGCTTCGTCGTAGTCCGTGTAGTCCTTGATCGCTTGCACTAGCTCAGAATAGTTCATTAGAACTTACCCCATCCGGTACTTGCCGCCCTTGGTGGCAGCACCCATGCCACGGCACATACCGCCGCCAGCCATCTTCTTCATCTTGCCACCGTACATCTTCTTCATGAGAGCTTCGCCTTCTTTGGCTTCCATCTCATTCATACGGTTCCCGCGCTCGACAGCCATGCGCTCTTCCATGTCATCAGGGCGAGCCTTGGGGCGAAGGGATTTCTTTGGTGCAGGCATCTTATTCTCCATCGGTTGTGGTGACGGTAACTCTTCCAACAGAGGCTACCATATACTGAGCCGGATTCCCAACGGGATTCCATCCCCAAATCTGTCGGCTCGCATCCTGCGATGTATCTGGGCGTGGGTCTCTAAGAGACTGCGGGTCGTTGATCTTCACGCGCCCAAGGAAGTTCTGTGGTTGGTCAGGGTCAACAACATCTCGCCCAACAAGAAAGCCAGTCTTAACGCCGTTGTTGTACTCAGGCACAAGATCGCTCAGTGGGTAACGAAACCCAGTCTTGTCGCAGAAGCCGAATGCGTATTTGCCCTTAGCGTAAGACATCAGCCACCCATCATGTATGTGCTGAACGGAACGAAGCGAACAGAAGCCCTCTCCTCATCCTCGCCCGCTGCCAGATTGAACTGGAACTCATACTCCTCCTTGAGTGGCATGACACGCGCAGCAGCCTCAGGTCTCTTCATGGCGATGTAGTACGCCAAACCAGAGGCAAGCGCAGGAACAAAGCGCGGTGGCACCGAGGCTACAGACGAGCCAATGCCGGAGGAGAGGCCATCTATCCCCTTTAGGCGGTAGTACAGAAGCGTATATGTCGTAGTGGCGTCAGGGACAGGCCACAGCGTCACCTTCGTTTCTGTGGGGAGTCGCTGAACGTAAACCTGAGTAGGCCGTCCCTGAGTGTTCTTATTCGTCTGCTGGGCATAGGTGGACACGCTAATGCGCTCCAGTGCCGTGTCGGTCTGGCTTGTACCAGTACCTGTACGAACCTGATGCTCAATTAGATCAATCGTGTCAGACGGCATCGTGTAGGTCGCCGTGCCAGCGGTGATGGATAGGGTGCCGGAGTCAATCGTGAAGAGATTCAGGCCACGGTTCTGCCATTCAAGCGTCAACAAGTTAAGGCTGCGCCGCGCGGTCTTCAGGTCATAGCCAGAGCGCATTTCAAGGCCAGCCCGCTCATAGGCTTCCTCAAAG